TCAGCGGGTGTTTCAAAATGGAATGCACAGTATATGCAAAATCCAACTTCAGAAGAAGGAGCTATTATTAAACGTGAGTGGTGGAAAGATTGGGAAAAAGATTATATGCCTCCAATTGAACATGTTATTCAATCTTATGATACTGCATTCTTAAAAAAAGAAACTGCGGATTATTCAGCCATTACTACTTGGGGTGTGTTTCATCCTAACCAAGATTCAGGAGCCTGTTTAATATTATTAGATGCCATTAAAAAGCGAGTAGAGTTTCCTGAACTAAGGCGCCTGGCCCAAGAACAATATAAGTATTGGCAACCTGAGACAGTTTTAGTTGAAGCAAAAGCTTCAGGACTTCCATTAACATATGAACTTAGACAAATGGGAATACCAGTTGTAAATTACACACCATCAAAAGGTAATGATAAACATGCACGAGTTAATTCTGTAGCACCTCTATTTGAATCTGGAAAGATATGGGCACCAAAAAGTAGAGAGTTTGCACAAGAAGTTATTGAAGAATGCGCTGCATTTCCACATGGAGATAATGACGATTTAGTAGATTCTATGACTCAAGCCCTAATGAGATTTAGACAAGGTGGGTTGATTTCTCATCCAGAAGACTATAAAGATGATGTACTCCCAAGAGTAAATAGAACATATTATTAATATGATTGAGAAAACAATTAGGTATGAAGAAGTTAGACCTTCTAAACCAAAAGATATTAAACCTGTTAAACAAGGTGGAAAATTAAATTATTTAGGAAAACAAAAAACAATCACAGCACCTGTTAAATGGAAATCAGGACCCACTCATCCAATAACTCACCTTGCATATATTACAGATGAAGAACAAGATATCTTAGTAGAATTAGATTTATATAAATCCATGAATGGCAAACCTAATAAAGGACCATTTGGACTTCCAAGTTTAAATGATGGAGATGGATCTGGAGATGGATCTAGTGGAGATGGATCTTCCTCTTCTGGATCAGGAGGTGGTGTCGGTGGAGATGATGGGGCAGCAGCATCTAATGCAGGAGATGAAGGAACAGCAACAGGAGATTCGGGAGGAGTCGGTGGATCTGGCGCAGGTACTGGTGGACAAGGAGCTGGATCAGGACCAGGAGGAGAATCAGGAACAGGTGGAGTTGCAAGTGGACCAAGTGGTATTGGAGGTTCAGAAGAAGGATTTGGTATTGGACCAGATGCGGAAACAGAAGCTGCGGCATCAGCTGCAGCAAACACAGGAATTACAGGTGCTGTAAATGCAGTAGCTGGTTTTGCAAGACAAGCGTTTCAAAATGTAGTTAATAATCCAGTTGCAACAGTGCTAGGAATGGTAAATCCAGTTTTAGGATTTATTGCAAACGCAATATCAAACCCTCAACCAGCAACACCAGAATCTTTGGAAACGGCACAAGTAGCAGCTTCAGGAACAAATTCAGGTGGAGGTGGTATTAATACACTACAAGCATATGCACCTTTATATAATTCATCAGATACAAGTGGTGATCCAACTATGGATGCATATATTAGAAAATTACGAATTAATCTGGGACTACCAGTTTAATGAAAAAATTAACAACTACTATACCACCTAAATCGGGACCAAACCCACAGGGCTTGAATGTTACTTATAATAAGGTTAAGATAGTAAAATCGGAGAAATTAAATGGCAACTATAGACAAGTCACTACCAAACGAAGTTAGAAATACTATTGAGATAGCAAATCCGACTGAATCTACAGAACAAATAGTAGACGTTCAAGAATCTATTCCAAGTACAGAGAATACTGAAATTACACCAACAGCAGATGGTGGAGTTGAAATTAATTTTGACCCAGGTGCCTTTAGTAAAGGTGAAAGTGTAAATCACTTTGACAACTTAGCAGAGTTATTACCAGAAGATATTTTAGGACAATTAGGTTCAGAACTTTATCAAAACTTTTTAGATTATAAAACATCTCGTCAAGATTGGGAACAAACATATACACAAGGTTTAGATTTACTTGGATTTAAATATGATGAAAGAACAGAACCTTTCCAAGGCGCATCAGGTGCAACACACCCTGTACTTGCAGAAGCAGTTACACAATTTCAAGCATTAGCTTATAAAGAATTATTACCATCTGATGGACCTGTACGAACTCAAATAATTGGAAACTCTTCTAGAGAAAAAGAAGATCAAGCAATAAGAGTTAGAGATTTTATGAATTATCAAATTATGGATGTCATGAAAGAATATGAACCAGAATTTGATCAAATGTTATTTTATTTACCATTATCAGGATCTACTTTTAAAAAAGTTTATTATGATGATATACTTGGAAGAGCGGTATCTAAATTTGTACCCGCAGAAGATTTAGTAGTTCCATATTCAGCAACATCATTAGATGACGCTGAAGCAATAATGCATACAATTAAAATATCTGCAAATGAATTAAGAAAACAACAAGTAGGTGGTTTTTATAGAGATTTAGATTTATTACCAAGCGATGATTCAACAACACAAACAGATGATGTAAAATCAAAAGAACGAGAAATTGAAGGTGTAAATAAATCTGGTTACGAAGATATCTTTACTTTAATTGAATGTCATGTAAACTTAGATCTCGAGGGCTTTGAAGATCGTGATCCCAATGGGGAAATGACTGGAATTAAACTTCCTTATATCGTGACGATAGAAGAAGGCTCTCGTGAAATTCTATCTATTCGTAGAAATTACGAAATAGCGGATCCTAAGAAAAATAAAATTAATTACTTTGTACATTTCAAATTTTTACCAGGCTTAGGATTTTATGGTTTTGGTTTAATCCATATGATTGGTGGATTATCTAGAACTGCAACTTCTGCACTTAGACAATTAATTGATGCAGGGACTTTATCTAATTTACCAGCAGGATTTAAAATGCGTGGTATTAGAATTAGAGATGATGCTCAATCTATTCAGCCAGGTGAATGGAGAGATGTAGATGCTCCAGGTGGAAACCTTAGAGATGCATTTATGACTTTACCATACAAAGAACCTTCTCAAACGTTATTACAATTAATGGGTGTTGTTGTTTCTGCAGGTCAAAGATTTGCTTCTATTGCTGATATGCAAATAGGAGATGGTAATCAACAAGCAGCAGTTGGTACAACAGTTGCCTTACTTGAAAGAGGAAGCAGAACAATGTCTGCTATTCATAAAAGATTATATTCATCATTAAAACAAGAATTCAAATTATTATCTAGAGTATTTAAATTATATCTACCAAATGAATATCCATATGATGTTGTAGGCGGACAAAAAAATATTAAGCAAGCTGACTTTGATGATAGAATAGATATCGTTCCAGTTGCTGATCCAAATATATTTTCTCAAACACAAAGAATTAGTTTAGCACAAACTGAATTACAACTTGCACAATCTAATCCACAAATTCATAATCTGTATGAAATTTATAGAAAGATGTATGAAGCATTAGGAGTAAAAGATATTGATAAAATTTTAATACAACCTCCAAAACCAATGCCTAAAGATCCTGCATTAGAACATATTGATGCATTAGGTGGACAACCATTCCAAGCATTCAGAGGACAAGATCATAGAGCACATATAACTTCTCATTTAAGTTTTATGTCTACTAACATTGCAAAAAATAATCCTATGATAGTTGGATCATTGGAGAAAAATATATTTGAACATATTTCTCTAATGGCTTTAGAACAAGTGGAGTTAGAATTTTCACAAGAGTTACAACAAATACAAATGATGTCTCAAGATCCTCAAGCTTTAAAAAATCCACAAGTTCAAGCTAGTGTACAAGAATTCCAAATGAAAATAGAATCTAGAAAAGCAATATTGATTGCTGAGATGATGGGTGAATTTATGGATGAAGAAAAGAAAATTACATCACAATTTGATAATGATCCTATTGCTGCATTAAAAGCTAGAGAGTTAGACTTACAAGCTCAGGAAAATGCTAGAAAAAAACAAGAAGGACAAGAGAGAATCAATTTAGATAAAATGAGAGCTATGATGAATCAGATGAATTCACAAGAAAAACTGCAACAAAATGAAGATTTAGCTGAGTTAAGAGCAGCCACATCTATTGCAAAACAACATTTTTCTAATACGAATAAAAAAATACAATAAATATTGTTAAATAACAAAAAAGGAGTATACATATGGCTATGAAAATGAATTCAAGACAAAAGAAGATTGGTAAAGTAATGAGGGAGTTCAAAAAAGGCGAACTTAACATTGGTGGATCTTCGAAAAAAGTAAAAAATCCTAAACAAGCAATTGCTATTGCTTTATCTGAAGCAGGAATGTCTAGAAAAAAAATGGCAGTAGGTGGTTTAGCTAATTCAAAAAGAACTTTTTCTCCAGCTTCAATGACAAAAGAAGTTAATCATTCAAAATTTACAAATTCAGAAGGTTATTTAGTTGGTGGAGTTGATGTTGAGATGTCAAGCAATTCAGAAACACAAACTGATGTAGTTCAAGGTCAAGGAAGTATATTACCAGAAAAAAAAAGATCAGCTAAGTGGTTTTAATCCATGTTACCAATGCTTGGAGCTATTGCACCGTTAGCAAAAATTCTTTTTAATACTATTGAAAAATCAGTTCCAGATAAAGATCTACAAGAGAAATTAAAAGCTCAACTTAATCAACAATTATTACAATCTAGTACAGAAGAATTAAAAGCTGCAGCATCTATTGTTGAAGCAGAGGCTAAAGCAGGCTGGTTTACAGCCAGTTGGAGGCCGCTTTTAATGTATGTGTTAATTTTTATTTTGGTCTGGAATTATATTATTGGACCTGTTATAAAATTAATGTTGGGAACGGTTATTACATTTGAACTTCCAGGAGACGTTTGGACATTGTTACAAATAGGTCTTGGGGGATATGTAGTAGGACGCTCAGGTGAATCTATCGCACGAACGATGGCTAATAAAAATAACAAGGAGTAAACATGAGAAACGATTATAAACAAAGACCAAGACCAGCTTTTAAAGGTGGTGGAATTGCTATTAAAGGTATGGGAGCTGCTTTCAAAAAAGGTGGTATGGCTATGGATGAATCAATGGCACATGAGGGTGCAGAATCTATGGATATGGAAGCAAAAGAAACTAGAATGGAAAAAAAAGGATATATGGAAACTAAATCTGGCAAAATGAAAAAAGCCGATGCTTTAACTTCTAAAATGTCTAAAAAGAAAAAAGGCAAAATGATGAGTAGCAAAAGATAATGGGCGATATATCTTTAAGAGGAAAAGGAGTTGTTAGAGTTGGTTTAAAAAAAGGAACTCTTCCTGATTTGACAGGTGATGGTAAAGTTACCAGAGCTGATGTTTTAAAAGGTAGAGGTGTTTTTAAAAAAGGCGGAGAGTCTAAACCAGGTTTATATGCAAATATAAATAGAAGAAAAAAATTAGGAATAAGTCGTCCTAAATCTAAATCTACTATTTCTAAAAAAGCTTACTCTAATATGAAAAAAGGTTTTCCAAAATAATAAAATTATGGGCAAATCTAAAAGACAACAGTTTATTGATTTAGCTAAAAAAGGTGGAACAAGACAAGATTTTATAGATCTTGCTGAAGAACTTGGAACTGGTGGAAATACAGAAGATGATATTGTTGTTCCTATAGAACCACCTGCACAACCAAAACCAAAAGAAAAAGCTAAAGGTGGATTAATTAGAGGCAAACCTAGAGTTGCTATGAGAGGTTGGAAATAATGGCTAATAAATATTACAATGCAGAAAGAGCAGGACAAGCTCAGTTTAAAAAATTAGAAGAAGAAAGAAATAAAAAATATAAACAACTTATGGAAGAAGAAACTGCATTTGAATATTTAAACGCATTACATCCAGAAGATTCTACTAGGGAATATAATCCAGTTGAACATTATAAAGATGGTGGTATTGCAAGAGGTTGTGGAAAAGTAATGTCTAATAGAAGAAAAGTTACTAAGTTTTACTAATGGGCGATATTTCTTTAAGAGGCAAAGGAAGAGCAATGTTTGCATCTGGATCAACTCCAGCATGGCAACGTAAAGAAGGTAAATCTGAATCTGGTGGATTAAATAGAAAAGGTATTGCATCTTATAGAGCTGCAAATCCTGGATCAAAATTATCAATGGCAGTTACAACTAAACCTAGTAAGTTGAAACCTGGGTCAAAATCTGCTAATAGAAGGAAGTCATTTTGTGCTAGAATGAAAGGCATGAAAAAAAGATTAACATCAGCTAAGACGGCAAGAGATCCTGATTCTAGAATCAATAAATCTTTACGTAAGTGGAATTGTTAATATAACCAACAAAAGGAGAAAGAAATGGATGCAGTAGTATTTTTAAGTAAATTACAAAAGTTTATTAGAGAGCAATACCAAGGAATTGGTGAGGCTATGATATCTGGTAATGTTGACAACATGGAGAAATACAAGTATATGCAAGGACAGGCAAATGCCTATCAAACAGTAATTCAGGAAATCTCTAACCTGCTAAATGAAAAGGAGCGAAAAGATGATAAAGGAAACGTTGTTGACCTCGGAAAAGGAAGTACCAAAGATAAACCTAGGTCTTGAAGAAAAGTATAAAGAAGAAAATAAAAAAGTAGAAGATAAAACTATTAGAGCAGAAAATATTTCTGAATCTTTAATTGATAGTTTACCACAGCCGTCTGGTTGGAGGTTACTAGTATTACCATTTACACCTAAAGATAAAACTGCAGGTGGATTAATTATATCACAAGAATCTTTAGACAAAGCAAGGATCGCAACTAATTGCGGTTATGTTTTAAAGATTGGACCATTAGCTTATTTGGATAAAGAAAAATATCCAACAGGCCCTTGGTGCAAGGAAAAAGATTGGGTGATCTTTGCTCGTTATGCGGGTTCAAGACTTCCAATTGAAGGCGGTGAAGTTCGTCTATTAAATGACGATGAAGTCTTAGGGACAATTAAAAATCCTGAAGATGTACTTCACTATATATAAACATAGGAGAAAACTATGCCAGAAAACAAAAATGAAAAGACCGTTGACATTGATACGTCTGGTCCAGGAGCCGAGGTCGAATTTGACGTTAAGCAACCTGAATCAACCGAGATAGAGGTATCAAATGAAAAAGACAACGTTAAGTCCATTGACACAGTTGCGGAATCTAATGAGCAATCTGATGTTAAGGCAGATAAACAAAATACAGAAAACAAGGACCAAGGAACAGAAATAAAGTCCGAAGATACAGATAACAAGAAAGAATTAGAAGATTACAGTGAAGGTGTTAAGAAGAGAATAGCAAAACTAACAAAGAAAATGCGTGAAGCTGAAAGACAGCGTGAAGCTGCTATCGACTATGCACGTA